CTCAGACCCTCCTCCGTCCTCTTCATGAGGCTATCTTTGGGATCTTGGAGAAGATTCCCTCTGATAGTACTTTTGATCAGGATCGGGGAGTTGCGGTCGGTATGCAGATGCTTCAGAAGAGCAGCTTTGCTGCTTCTTATGATTTGTCTGCCGCTACTGATCGGCTACCTGTAGTAATACAGGAGTTACTGGTTGATCATCTCTACCCTGGTTGTGGGCAGCTCTGGTCAGAGCTGCTCATTGGGCGAGCCTACCGGGTTCCAGTGTCTCTCCGTCGCTTAGGTATGAAAATACCTGAGGCCCTACACTATAGTGTTGGGCAGCCGATGGGAGCGCTGTCATCCTGAGGTATGCTAGCCCTGACGCACCATTTTATTGTGCAAATGGCGGCCCGAAGGGCGGGGTGAGTGATGTGATTCCCGTTATATCAAGTATTGGGTGATGACATTGTTATTTTTAATAGCAAAGTTGCACGCCAATATTTGTGTATAATGGAAGACCTCGGGGTTGAGATTAATTTAGTAAAGTCGGTGGTATCGAAAGATTCCTTCGAGTTTGCTAAACGTTTCATCTCCCGGGGTGTGAATCTTTCACCTGTTTCTTTCCGAGAATTAGATGTGGCATCTTCTAGCCTAGAGGCTATGATTATGCTATTGTCTAAATTCCAGGGGGAACAGGTGCGAATCGCATCATTCGCTAGATTCCGTGGTTATGGTTATAGAACACTGTCAGCTTTGAGTAAACCGTTGGCTATTATGCCCCGGCACTTAAAGTTATTGATAGTATTCTTGTCCATGCCAGGAATCTCCTCTGTTTCCTTTACTTCATGGGTCGACTGGTTTTCTATGACATCTCTTAATCGAGGTGTTTTAGTTAACCTTCAATCTCTTAGAGATATCATGGTGCGGTGATGAGAGGCTGCACTGCCATGGAAACATGGTAGTGTAGATACTCTTACCCCCCGTGGTATCTGAGATAGGGTCGGCCTTGAGAAGTTAAAGGATTGGCGTGTGGAGATGCTCGAGTCAAGTCTCCAGAGTATCATGTGGCCTCAGCAATTAGAGTATATGGAAGCTCATAAGCTTTCTGACTCTATTGCTAGGCGCATTGATGCCTGTCGACCGGGAGTGGAACGCGAGGAACTTGAAAAGTTCTTTAATGCGTTCATGGATTGGGATGCTGAGAATTCACTCACTCCTATCCATGTTGAGGTCTTTGAACACAAAGACCCTAATACTATCCGGAAGAGAGTAGGCCGCTGGTTAGCTTGATGACTGGCGGTTCCACGTTCCTAGGCAGACTGCCCAGGGTGAGGTGATACATGTGCTTATATGAGTACATTGGATGATATCCAATGCTCTATCCGTGGCGGAGGCTAGCTAGATTTATTATCTGCTCTCATCTCAAAGAGAGCAGTATCTAAGCGACTCATGGATTAACAGTCCGTGGGAGAGCTCCCTGAAGAGGGAGTAACCGACAGCGGTGAGAGTTTCATCCAATTGAAAGTGTAAGTGCTCGTATGAACAGAGCACCTTTCACTTAAGATTCCTCTGTCAAGGGGAAGAGATCATTATCCTTAATCCTGTCGGACGAGTCTGTACAAGCGGGAGCCATTTGAGAAAGAGGGGAGTAACGCCCTCTCGGAATCATATGGCGACTA